TCAAAGAGTTACAAGCGTCCTAAGTTTGAGCCTGATCCTCGAGGGTGGCTCAAGATATGGAGAATGCCACGCAAGGGGCATACCTACGTAATGGGATGTGATGTAGCGGAGGGGCTAAAACATGGCGATTACTCAACCGTGGTGGTCATTGACCTCAAGACCGGTGAGCAGGTAGCTGAGTTCCGTGCGCACTTGGATACCGATCTATTTGCGGTAGAGATCGCTAAGCTAGGTTATTTCTATAATCTAGGGTATAATGGGGTTGAAATAAACAACATGGGTATTGCAGTCGTCAATGTTTTGAAGACGATATACCCTACATCACGCCAGTACTTCCGTTCAGTGTTTGATGAGGAGTTAAAGAAGACGAGTAAAAAGCTCGGGTGGCGTACCAGTGAGACCACTAGAGGAGAGTTAGTTTCAGGTTTGGCACGAGTCATACGTACACATCATTGGAAGTTTTATAGCAAGCAGTTCATACATGAATGTTATAGCTTCCAACGTAATGACAGGGGCAAGCCTGAGGCGGTAGACGGTGAGACTGATGACTTAGTGATTGCCGGTGGTATTGCATGGCAGGTGTATAAATACTTTGAATCTGAGGGTTTTAGCGTCGTGGAGTCACGAGAAGCTGTAACCCCTGACAAACAAAAGTCGTATGAACAAGCCGTCCAGGAGTTAGATGTTGAGACTATACTCAACCAAATGGACGAGACTGGAGGATCATATTTATCAGGTGGAGAATAATAACAAACAACCCAAACAGCCGGAGGATTTAAGCAAAGACGGCAAGACAGTAGCACAGCAAGCTACTGAGCCGGTGAGCATTAACGATAAGGACGCCGTGCTTGTCGCTAAGATTGATCTGCGCACTAAGGAGGCTATGGCGTCGCATAAGACGTATGTCAACGAGTGTAATGATGATCTTAAACTATTCTTAGGTGACCACTGGGAGGTGGCGCTTAAGGGTAACAAACTACCGTTGTACAAGTCTGACGTGGTGGTCAATAAGTACTTCCCGGGTATTCGTAACCTGGTTGCACTTGAGACTGACTCGAAGCCTCAACCGGCTACGATCCCACCAGGACGTGACGGAGCTGACGAAGCAAAGAAAGCTCGACACAACGCAAAACTTCTCGATGAGATGTTAGATTTCTTGTGGGATAATGTTGAGAGTGATGAGCATATCGGAATGCCTGCCATGTTGCAGGAGACTTACTATGACCGCTATCTTTACCGTGACGGGTACGGGCGGTTTTTTTGGAACTTTGAAACGGATGACGTGGGATATGAGGTTGTACAGCCTGAGGAGATTTTATTTGCTCCCGGTTCAACGTCAATCAAACAATCATCATATATTATATTTCAACGTAATCGTACTAAGAGTTGGATCGATGAGAACTATCCGGACAAAGCTGAGGAGGTAGAGTTTAAGTCCTCAAAGAAAGCTGACGAAGATTACAAGGCTGAGTATTCTGATGAGGGAGTTGATAACGATAGTGAGGAGTCTGACAAGAGTATCAAGGACGTTGTTACCGTGCAGATGTATGTTGAGGACGATCTTGAGATTACAAAAGCCGGTAAGGTTATTCTTGAGAAAAAAGAAAATCCCCTATGGGAGCGACGTCAACCATGGGAGCAGTTGAAAGAATGGGCGTATATTAACTCTGAGACCTTTGTTAAACAGGTTGAGGAGGGTATTGATATCGAGGCTAAGGATTATGACGATCAGATTGAGAAAGCCTGGCAACAGCATTACGACGCTTCTGAGACCGATCCTAGCGCTATGGCGCAGATCAATGCTATGGCTAAGAAAGACCAGGGTCAGGAGTTCGAGCTTATTACTAACCTCTGGAAGCGCCCACAAAAACCTTTTGTACAGTTCAAGGGTATTAAGCGATCCGGGCAGTTACGCTCTGATTCGATCATGAAGCAACTCAAGAAACTCGCCTTTAGTATTAACTTACGCAAGGCTCAGATAGATGATAATGCTAACTCTACGGGTAACCCTCAAAAGATTATTGATCCGTCGGTTACTGAGGAGGAGGCTAAGAAATGGACAAGCAAGCCAGGACTTAAGGTGCGTATCAATCCAGCTAAGGCTCGTATCGAGCAAGCTGTACCGCTTCCTGCGTATATCCTACAAGACCTCGATCACTCGTCTAAGATATTCGACGATATTCTAGGACATCACGAGATTAGTCGTGGTGGTAAATCAAACCAACAAACCTTTGGTGAGGCGTCACTGCTCAAGGAAGCAGACCAAACACCTATTCGGTTGTACGTACGTAACAACGAGAAAGCTATCACTGAGATACTTCGTGGTTGGGTGCAACTGATGAAACTATTTTACGACGAGAAACACTACATCGGCAAGATCGGTACATCTGAGGCGGAGGCTTATCAAGCTATCTCCCGTACTGAGATTGATGACGGTGTAAAGCCTCGTATCAAGGTCGGATCAACAATGCCAACCTCTCAGGCTATCAAGCGCCAGGAGTACACACAGTTATTCTTAGCGAATAAGCTCGATCCACTCACATACTATGAGCTTATGGACTTCCCGAATGCTGAGGATACTGCTAAGCGTTTGGCTAACTGGCTCAAAACCATGACGATCTCAGACGACGATCAACCAGAGCCGGAAGCACAGCCGGGTGGNGGTGATATACTCCCACCCGATGAGGGAGGGAAAAAAACCTAATATGCCTAGCAAACAAGGATACGAGCGTTATCTCAATGACGTCACCAAAAAGCCTAAGGAGATCAAGCATGCGATTGAGGAGGATTTGTACTACTTAGAGCGTATAAACTACTCAGACAGGCAAATACCAGCTCTCAAGGGTAAGAATGTGGGAGATACGGTATTGGTTGTACTTGAGGCTCAAGTGGAGGAAGTACGCAAGTCACGAGGCAAGAGGGATACCAAGTACGGAATGACCGTGCGCAAAGCGGGCTTACTACCGAAAAACAGTAAGAAAACAAAGAAATAACCGTGTTATCAACACTCTATTTCAAAGGTCTGTATTTTATGTTATAATATTAGTAACGCTTCACTCTATCAGGGAAAGCTTAGGCTTCACCCTACCAATAGAGCAAGCACTTCGGCACTATGCCTAACGACTATCTCGACGCTCTCAACTCAGATGACCAGGACGAGGAAGAACTCGACCCTCAGTCAGACGAGAAAGACGACGAAGAACAAAAGGACGATGACACGCCGTCCGATGAAGAAGACACGGAAAGTGAAGACGAGGACGATTCAAGTGAGGACGACTCCGACGACGATGACTCTGATTCCGATGAGGATGATGAGGAAGAAGACGAGGACGACCCCAAACTATACGACAAGGATCATCCTAAGAAACGCTTTGACGGTGTTTTCAATGCGTGGCAAAATGACCGGCGCAAACTCCAAGACCTTGAAAAACAGATTAAGGAGTTAAAAGACAATCCGGGCGATAAGAGTCCAGACGCTCAAGCGAGCGAGCTAAACTCTCTTGCTCAGCAAGTTGCTAAAATAATCAAGGATAGTGAGGTAGATTCTCGTAAGCAAGAAGACGATCTTGTTCGCAAGGAAGTTGACAACATGTATGAGAAATCTGCTACTAACCCTAAGGAGTATGGTGACTTCGATCATAAGGTAGTAATACCTTTCATGCTCGATCTAGCTAAAAAGGGTATCGATGTTGTAAATATTGACCAGGGCTATGCGCTTTGGAAAATGCAACAAACCGGCACTTCTAAGGCTCAGGAAAAAGCTAAGCTCAATGCTAAGAAAGAGCTTGATCGTAAAAAGGGAGCAGGCGCTAAAACTGGTGGCAAAGCCTCAGCTGACACGGCAGGACTACGCAAGTACAATGCTAAGGAGGACAAGGGTAAAAGCTATCAGGAACTCTTAGAGGACGGAATGAAAGAAATGGATTCCGGTCAAAAAACTTAAGTATTTGCATTATTACCAATCTGCTAGATTTTTCTAGTACCGGAGGATAAAGGAACAGCAATATGTCTGTTGTTGATTGGGATAACGTAACAGCGATTACTCGCTCGAAGATACTACCGAAACTTGTTGACAACATCAGCAAGTCTCACATCTTACTTAATCGAATGCTCCGCAATCCGATTAAGGCAGACGGTGGTAAACGTATCGAAAAGGTAATCCGTTACGCTCTATCCACACAAGGTGGTTGGTACTCTGGTCTCGACACTCTCGATACCGCACGTGAGACTACACGTACTCGTGCGTACTGGGAATGGCGACAAGCCCACCAGCCTATCGTGATATCTAACATTGATATCGCAAAAAACGGAGGTACATCTAAAGTTCTCGGTTTGGTTGCCGAGGAAATGGCTGACGCCGAGGTGTCACTTCGTGATAAGTTCTCGACCGCTCTCTTTGGTGCGCAAACAGGTAAGCGCATGGAGGGGCTTGTAGACGCAGTTGACGACGGTACAAACGTCGCTACCTACGGAAATATTAACCGTTCCACATATTCATGGTGGCAGGGTTATTACAACGGCTCAGGTGGTGCGCTTGCACTTGCAACTATGCGTACTGCATGGGACGCTGTTGCGTCCGGCTCTGATACTCCTACCGTAATCCCTACGACTGAGGCTATGTTCTCTGCTTATGAAGCGTTGCTACAAGCTAATGCTCGTTACGAGTTTACGACTAAGGGTTACCCACTTGCTGACGGGGCTTTCAAGTCTCTGATGTTCCGTGGTGCGCCTGTTGTATCAGATGAGTATTGTACTTCTGGGTACATGTATTTCTTGAACGAGAAGTACCTAGACTTCATTACTCTGAAACATCCTAAGCACGCTACTGATAAAATGGGATTCACCATGTCTCCAATGAAAGAACCGACTAACCAAGACGGTCAGATCGGTCAGATTCTATGGTATGGTAACTTCATTAACACTCAGCCACGTCGCTCAGGTGTTGTCCGAGGTCTTTCATAGACTGATACGAGGGGAGCTAACACTCCCCTCTTTGAGATGATATATGTGTTCGGACGTCCACGCTCCTTGCGAGCAACACGTATATCGCCTCAAAGGTCAACGTATCTCATTAAGTCTACCTTTTACGAGGTAGAGAATAAGGGTCACTATGTTAAATCATCTTTGGGCTACTAAGC